TCCAACTAACATTACTATCAGTAAACCTGTTGCGTAGTAGTTCATCTTGGCAGTCTCCATAAATTATTGTTTGCTAGGTTTAAATAAATTTTTTATTTTGTTCCAAATCTTTTTAAACATTGTTTCCTCCATTTGTTTTTCTACATTACATGTAGGACATGGTAATCCTCTTGTTCGGATACCACAGATTACACAAACGTTAGTTGGTTGTGCATATCTTATACTCATGTTTTTTTCTCCTCAATTTCGTAAAAGAAATTATCAGTGTCTTCTGTTCTCCATTGACGAGTGTCTTCTACGTTCCACTCACTCGTTTGGACTTTCCAGTCAGGTATATTATCCTTTACTGTAAAAGATGGTATGTCCCATATAATTCTGTTATTAGGTTGTGCAGCATAATTACCATCATCTAATGCTAATATATGTGCGCACTTGTGTTCGTGCGGTATTTCCGAATGATCGGTGTCGACTATGTTACTCTCTGGATGTGCAAAGTCAACCGTAAATAAGTATTTACCTGGATGCCATTTTTTATCTTTACCGATATATTTTCCAGCTTGTCCGTCTAGGATATCCCAAGAAGTAACAGCAGGATAATAACTAAAACAATTCCAGAGCTCCAACTCATCAAGTCTACGTTTAGGAACTTCTTCCGGTTTAAAGTCTCGCTGAATGAAGGCAGAAATCGGTAAACGATAGAAGATAGCGCCATTTTCCATAATCGCATGAAATAGGATAGACTTTCCCGTGATACTCGATATGCCGAAGATAACACAATCTTCAACTTCTCCATGATGTCTGGTAAGGTCATACAAATACTCCCTTCTTATTTGTGCATAAGTTACTGGTATGTTTGCATTTAAGTAAGCCATAGTCAATCATTTTATTGAGCCCCAGTTAGGGCCCGATTCATAGTCTACCTTATTAGGTATCTTTAAGTCAACCGCATTTTCCATTATCTCTTTTATCTTTGCAGCTTCCTCATCATCTTTCACTGATATATCAAGTTCATCATGTACTTGTATATGTGGTGTGATGCCCTCTTTCCATAAATCTAACATAGCTTTTTTTGTCATGTCGGCAGCACTACCTTGAATTAATTTATTTAATGCTTTGTATGTAAATGCTCTTCTTGTGGAATTATTATGCCAATAGTTTTTCTTACCTGTATCATTACCATTTTCGTCTAGGAGTGTTGGTCCCATTTGCTGTAACTCTAACATTCTCTCATGATCTTCTGGTGGAACATACTTACCCCAATCATCACCTCGTAAGACTGGTTCGTACTTAGGAAACCTACATCGTCTGCCAAGTAAAGTTTTTATTTTACCTTTGTTAGACGCTGCGTTCATTAATTTATTCATTAACTGTTTTACAAATGGTACACGAGTATGATATCTTTCTGATAAAGCAGAAGCTTTGTCTTTTGATACACCTAACTCTGCTTGTAACTTTGCTTTACCCATTCCATAAAACAATCCTAAATTAATTACTTTAGCTTGACTACGTGGTATTTCTGCCATCTCTGCTACAATACGGTGAAAATCTGTTTTAGGATTTGAATCATAAGAATCTGCAATTTGATTTACAGAGGATAAACCAAATCTTAATGCATAGTGTGCAACAAGTCTTGGTTCCTGTTGTGAGTAATCAAAACATCCCCACTTCATACCTTCCTCAGGTATAAACAAACTTCTAATTAACGGACCTGTATCTGGATCTCTTGCTGGTATTTGTTGTAGGTTTGGATTTTGATATGAAAATCTTCCGGTTACTGTACCACCATCATCAGATCTAATTTGATTTATCTCTGCATGTATTCTACCACAATGTTCATGTTTTAATATCGTATCTATAAAAGTTGTATTGACCTTGTTTATTTTTCTAGCCTGTGCTATTAATTGCACTGTAGGATGTGGATGATTAGAAAGGAAATTTTTTGTAAATGAAGGTGACTGTGTTTTCTCGGTTTTATCGTAAGGTAAATTTAGTTTATCAAAAACTTGTGAGATTGATCTTGCAGCCCATATCTGAGTGTCTACTCCTGTTTCTTTTTTCACTTGGTGTAATAGCAATTCTTCTTTGGTGGTTAATTCTTTTTTTAATTGATTCGCTGCTTCGACGTCTACCCGCACCCCTAGGAAACGCATATCGACCAGACAAGGAAAAAGATCAGTTTCAAGATTAAAAATATCTTGTATGTCTTCTTCAACAATTAATTTTTTTACGTGTTGCCAAAGTTCAAAAGTTAACTCTGCATCTTTTTCAGCATAAGCTCCAACTTCACTAGCAGGTAGCTGCCACATGTCAGCCTTTGCATCTAGTCCTCTTGACTTTGCAGCTTCGGTCAATGATTTTTCATTTTTACCTTTGTTCAAAAAATGCCAAGACAAAGTATTGAGCGTGTATGAAAATCTATTTTCGTCTAGAAGTGAACACGCAACCATCGTATCTACCACTAAACCATTGATATTTAAGCCTAATTTTCGTATCCAACATACGTCATACATAGCGTTATGAAAAATTTTTGTAGCTGGACAATTTAAAATATCTTTAAACCACTCTAAAGTTTTTTCTCTATTAGAGTTTGGTCCTTCAGCATGAGCGATAGGAAAATACCAAGATGCATTTGGAACAGCTACTGCAATTCCTACAACCTCTCCACGTCCTATTACTGCACCTGATCCTAAAGATTTTAAATCTGTATCTCTTGTTTCCAAGTCGATAGCAATTTCGTCATGCTCTCTTAAGTCTGGATACTCTGTGTGCATTACCCATTCTGTTTGAGCTTGCATATAACTTGGTAGCTTCATAGTTTTTCCTTCCATTTAACTGACGCAAGTCAGTATATTTTTTTGCTTGTTCAAAACACTCATTAGCTTCTTTGTAGTAGCCATTATTTTTTAACCACTCTCCGTGACTGTTTAATATTTTATTTTGACCTATCCTCTCCATAGTCCCTTTCTATAATCATTTCTATAAAATGTATGGCTTTTAATAAATCTTGTTTTTTTCCTTTATCTCTATGTCTTATAATATATTTTATTGCACAGCCTTCTGGGTATAGTATTTCATTTTCGACTACAAACTTACTTGGCTGTATTTTATATTTTTGATAATGTGATCCTCCGTGTTGTTTATCCCATACATCACTCATAGTTTATATTCCTTTATTACTTTTTTAGCTTTTAATTTATATAGATTATTTCTTGCTCTAGAAATGCCCACATACCACACTCTATGCTCCTCATCTTGTTTGTCAATACTTTGTTTAATTCCTTTCTGAACTTTACTGCTTTGATGTAAAGATAAAATTACATTATCTTCTTCACCACCTTTCGCTGCATGAATCGTAGATACAAATATCCTAGCTTTACCACTTAATTTTTCTCCATCTGCTAACATATTTCTAATGTATAAAACTTCTTTATGCGGAGCCGCAGTAAATACATCATACCATTCTTTATCTTTATTCCAAAACTTTGCATTTGGTATGTAATCTCTTATGTCATTTATTTCTGATGCTTCTAATGTTTCTTCTGTTTTCCATTTTGTATATGCAACTGCTGCATTATAAATTCCAACTGTAAAACTTTTACCTTTGTTACTTTGATAATATAAATTTTTACGTCTAAGCTCTTCCATAATTGTAAGTAAATTACTTTTAGTCCTAGATAAAATTAACCAATTACCCTCTTTTAAATTAACCTGACCTAAATTATTTATATGTTGAGCTGATCCCTCTACAGGTCGTGGTAAATATTTTTTATGTTTCCTGATGCCTGCTATACGACTAATGGGTATTTCTGATTGTTGTTGTACAGCTCTTGATATACGCCTTGAATGTTTTAAAATTATTTCTCTACCAGGTTCTGTAATAAATCTATTAACATCAGCTCCGGCCCACGCATAGATAGCTTGATCATCATCACCAGCTAAATACATATGTTCAGTTTTATTTTTTAATATATCAACTAACTTCCATTGTAGTGGAGATAGGTCTTGTGCTTCATCAATAAATATAGCTTTTAGTTTTGGAATCTTATCTTGTTTTTCTATTAACGTTTTAATTAAATCGTTAAAGTCCATTATCTCATTTACTTTTTTATATTCTTGTAAAGTACTAGCTATATTTTTTAGTGGACCCCAATCAATAACTTTTCTATCGTGTTCATTTTTATTATATAATTCTCTTATGTTTATATCTAGGTTGATAGCCTTACCTATCATTTGAAAGTATGGATTGTTGCAAGTTAAATAGTGTGTTTGTTCTTCATTGTATTTATCAGAATAGTTCACACGAATTCCTAATAATTTTCCTATCTCTTCATAATTATATGGTTGCATAATCTGTTCTTCATTCATACTCAGGAGATGAAAACAAAACGCATGGATAGTTTGGAAGTATGGAACTTGTTTTTCCGATACTCCCACCCTATCACGCGCTACCCCAGAGGCTTTTTTAGTAAAAGCAAAATATCCAATCTGGTGATATGGAGTACCAGTTCGAACATATGCTTTCACCCTTTGAAGTAATCTGTAAGTCTTACCTGTACCAGGTGGACCAAATATTTTAGTCAGCTTTGCCATTTGCTTTTTGAAACGTATCTACTAATTTTCCTTTGTAACCATAAGTTCCATGATGTATAGTTTCTCCGTCTACTATGGCATGAAATTTAAACCCAGCTTCTCTTGCTAGATCACAAAATTTTACATCTTCACCTATCCAGATGCCGTCTTTAAATTCTGTTTCCCAAAAATTATAAAGATATTTAGCTGCATCTTTTGATATGGCACTGTAATTTTTAATATGTAAATTAGGATGTTTAGCCATTAATTGTTCATACACTTTTCTATGAATCAATGTTAAACCTGCAGGTCCTCTTTTTATTACCGTAACTCCTTTGTTATCAATATTTATATTTTGATAATCTTCAAAGTTAACAGAATATTTAATTGATTGGTCCTGCGTTTTCTTTCTATATGGACAACAGATAAAATCTTTTTCTGATATTATCATTCTACCTATAACTTCAGGTTCAAACTCTACGTCTGCATCCAC